AGATAGCAAGTATCAATCTGACCCAGCTTATAGAGCTGAGGTAGAAGCTAAGGTAGCTCGTTCAAGTTTCTAGGTTCGGAGTATTTCTCCCTGCTCCACCTAGATTAAAAGTCCTACCCTCTCGGGTAGGCATGAGAGCTCTTAAGCTCCATTACCTCAAGATAGACTTGGCAACTCTCTATCGATCTGGTTTCTTTTAACTAACTATAAAGGAATCTAACTATGTGGACTAAACCATGTGCAACTGAAATGCGTTTCGGTTTTGAAGTTACAATGTATGTAATGAACAAATAATCAAGTCCCCCGTCCAGGGGGCATCATGCCTTTTCAGGCAGATTTCCCACACTAAATAAATTAGTAACAAAGCCTCCTGAGGGAGACAACTTCGTGAGAATAGATTTAAGTAACAGGAATGGAATTTAAAACTAATCTACAAAGGAGACATTATTATGTCAGATGCAAATCCAAGTAGACTAGGTTCCATTAACCAGGGTACTGATAAGAAAGCCTTATTTCTTAAAGTATTCGCTGGTGAAGTCCTAGCTACTTTTCAGCAACACAACGTATTCCTAGATAAAACAACTGTAAGAACTATTGCTAACGGTAAGTCAGCTCAGTTCCCTGCTACTGGTATCGCAACAACTGGTTACCATACTCCAGGTACAGAAATCCTAGGTGACGAAATCAACCACGCAGAACGAGTTATCACTATTGATGACTTACTAACATCATCTACATTCATTGCTAACATTGATGAAGCTATGAACCACTATGATGTACGTTCTACATATTCAAATGAAATTGGCTTTCAACTAGCTAAGAAAATGGACGAGAACATCGCCCAAGTAATGGCGTTGACAGCTCGTGAATCTTCTACTATCGCAGGTCAAGCTGGAGGTACTACATTAACTAATGCAGACTATCCTACTGATTCAGCAGTATTAGCTTCAGGTTTATTTGATGCACAACAAACACTAGATGAAAAGAATGTTCCAGAGAATGACAGAAATGCATTCTTCCTACCAGCTCAGTATTACTTACTAGCTCAAAATACTACTGTAATTAACCAGTGGTACGATGGTAAGGGCTCAATCTCAGAAGGTACTATCCTTAAGATTGCTGGTCTTCCAATTATCAAAACTAATTCAATTCCACAAACTAACGTAACAGATGGACCAACAGCTTACCAAGGTGACTTCAGTAACACAGTCGGCTTAGTAGCTCATAAAGGTTCTACAGGTACAGTTAAATTAATGGATCTTGCAGCAGAGTCAGAATATGACATCCGTAGACAAGGTACTTTAATGGTGGCTAAATATGCAGTAGGTCATGGCATCTTACGCCCTGAATCAGCTGTTGAATTAGCAAAAGCGTAATACATGTATTGCTCCCTTCGGGGAGCTTTACTTTTTTAAAAGGAAATATAAATGTTAGGAACCTATACAAGTCTTTCAGAACTGGAAGCAGTCAACATTATGCTTAGCACTATCTCAGTAGCACCAGTATCAACTTTAGAAGTATCAGGGGATCTTAATGTTTCTGTTGCCAAGCAGATGTTATATGACACAGCAAGAGAAGTAGAGAGCTATGGCTACTACTTTAATACTGATGCTAAGTATCCTCTAGCTCGTAATGTAGATGATGAAATTGAACTACCACAGAATGTTCTCTTTGTATCAGTAGATAGAGACTTCTGGGAATATGATGCAACCTTAAGAGGACTTAAGTTATATAACAGAGGTAAACAAACCTATAAGTTTGATAAAGATTTAACAGGCTCAGTAACGTTCTTCCTAGAATGGAAAGAGTTACCACAGCCAGCAAAACAATACATAGCTATTAAAGCAGCAAGAAAGTTTCAACTAAGAATGTTGCCTGATGAATACACATCTAAGTATAGCCAACAAGAAGAATTAGAAGCAAAAGCACAACTAGAAGATTATGATGCAATGGAAAGACAATACAATCTAGCCGATCAAAATGTAGTATTCGATATATTAGCGAGGTAAATTATGGGAATGATGAACAGGTCGATACCTAATATGTTCAATGGGGTATCACAGCAACCCCCTGCCCTACGCCTACCTTCACAAGCTAACATACAAGAGAATGGTATGTCTAGCGTAGTAGATGGTCTAAGTAAAAGACCACCAACCAGACATGTAGCTAAGTTTACAGATAAATCTACAGAAGAAATTTATATACATACTATTAATAGAGACAAGTTCTCTCAGTATGTAGTGATGATAGAAAATGGAGAACTCTATGTTTACGATCTTGATGGGAATAATATCCCTGTGGACTATCCTGACGGTAAGTCTTATCTTACTTCAACTGCACCACGAGATGACTTCTCAGCCGTTACAGTAGCTGACTATACCTTTATTGTTAATACTAAAACTAAAGTATTACAATCTAATGCAACAGCTCCTGGAACTTTAGCAGGTTCAGTACAACAATTTATTGATCTACCTGATGATAGTGGTGGATACTACGAGATAGCAGGAACAGGCTCTAATAACTTTGATAACTACTATGTTAAGAAAGTAGGAGACGTATGGCGAGAAACAGTTAAGCCAGGACTTAAGACTGCATTCAATCCTAATACAATGCCTCATGCATTGGTTGATGAAGGCAATGGTAGGTTTACATTTAAAGAATTAGATTGGGACCCTCGGTACGTTGGGGATGACAATACAGCAAAGTTTCCTTCATTTACCAATAATCAAATATCAGACGTATTCTTTCACAGAAATAGATTAGGCTTCCTATCTAAAGAGAATGTTATATTCTCAAGGTCAGGAGAGTTCTTTAATTTCTTCCCTGAAACTGTAACAACTATATTGGATACAGATCCTGTAGACGTTGCAGTCTCTCACAATAAAGTAGCTACATTAAAACATGCTACTTCCTACAATACTTCCTTAATGTTATTTGCTGACCAAGCTCAGTTTCAATTAACAGCTAAGGATGTCTTAACACCTAAGACTGCAGCTATTAATGTAACAACAGAATACAATGTTAACACCAAGGTAACCCCAGTATCAGCTGGTACATCCTTATACTTTGCAGTAGACAAAGGTGAATCCACAAGTTTAAAAGAATATGAAGTACAACCATTAACTTATAACAATGAAGCAGCTGATGTAACAGCACACTGTCCTAGGTATATTCCTAATGACTGTTATAAGTTAGCAAGTAGTGATTTAGAAAACACTGTCATAGCTCTATGTGAATCAGACCGTAGTGCTCTATGGGTATATAAATACTATTGGGCTACACCTGATGAAAAGGTACAAAGCTCATGGTCTAAGTTTGTATTGTCTAGTGAAGATTCAATACTTAATGCAGACTTTATAGATAATAAGTTATATCTAGTTATTAAGAGATACGATGGTACTTACTTGGAAATGATGGATTTCAGTTATAACCAAGTAGATGAAGACTTAGGATTCTTAATACACCTAGATCATCGCTTAGATATACAAGGTGTCTTTGACCCTGATACACTTAAGACAACCTTTACTGTCCCCTATCCTACTACAGGAGCTGGATGGCAAGGTGTTCTTGGTGCTAAGTATGAAGGTAGAGTAGGTGGTACATTAAACTTATTACCTAAGACTAAGAATACATTAGAAGTTGTAGGTGATTGGACAGCACATCCTGTAACAGTTGGTAAGACATACAACTTTAAATATCAGTTAAGTCCTATCTACTACAAGGATTCACAGAAACTAGCAGTACCTCACTATAAACTTAATCTTAAGAATATGCATTTATTCTATGACCGCTCTGGTTACTTCAAGGTAACTGTAGAGCTCAAAGGTTCTGACCCTTATGAGTATGTATTAAACCCTACTCTTGGAGATGAAACCTTAGTTGTAGGTGAAGCAGTCATAAGTAGAGGTAACTTTAGATTCCCTATATTTGGTGATGGAGAACAAACTAAGATAACTATTCAATCTAATTCTATGTTCCCAGTAACTATACAGGGAGCTGAATATGAAGCATTGACTACAAGTCATTCAAGACATCAATAAGGGATAACATGGTACAAATACTAACACCAACCACTGAACATACTAAGGACTTAGCACCACGTCTAAGACCTGAGGACATCACAGAGATAACTGTAGCATCTCCTGAGTTAGAACTAGAAGAGATACTTAACTTATGTGTAGATACTTCTACATATACTCGTGCAGTTGTAGATGATGAAGATGGTTGTGTTGCTATATATGGTGTAAGAGATATGGACAAAGATAGTGGTATACCTTGGTTCCTCTCTTGTGACCTTTTCTTCACAAAGTATAAGAAGAGGTTTATCAAGGAAGGACCTTGTGTACTTAAGAAGCTCTTTGGTACTAAGACTCACCTATATAACTATGTATCTAAAGAAAATACTAAGAGCCAAAGGTGGCTTAAGTCTTTAGGCTTTACAGTCTATACAGATAAACCAATTAAATTTAAAGACGTAGTGTTCTACGCATTCGATAAAAAAGGAAATTAATATGTGTGATGTGATGACCGCTTTAGCAGTGGGTGGAGCAGTGACTTCTTTCATGGGAGGACAAGCTCAAGCTAGTGCAACCTCTGATGCAGCCCAGGCTAACCTAGAAGCTCAGTATGCACAGACCGCAGAGAAACAAAAACAGCTTAATGAACAGACTGCATTAGAAGCTAGTGAAAGACAAAGACAAGGCTTAATAGATAGAGCAGAGTCTATGGCTATTGCAGGTGAATCAGGTGCACTAGGGTTTAGCTCAGATAGATTAATGGCTGATTCCTTTATGCAACAAGGTACAGACCTTATGTCTATTGAACAGAATAGATCCAATCAAATGAAACAAACTGATATTAATAATCAGTCATATAGAGCCTCAGCTCAATCTACAGCTAACACTGCTTACAACCAGGCTCCAGGTTTAATTGAAACAGGATTACAGATTGGTGGTTCAGTTGCTAAATATAATAAAGAAGTTAATGACAAATCTAAAGGATAATAATTATGGCTGATCCAGCATTCGATGCCTTCTCTCAAAGAAGGAATACAGGGACTAAAGATAGAGTCACTGAAAGAAGACGTGTAGACACCTATACTGATCCTAATAGATACCAAATGCCACCTAGGAGAAGACTAGGGGTATACGCACAGAACAAAAGTGTATTCGTAGATCCTGCTAAATCTAACATCACAGCATTTGCTGAAGGGTTATCTGAAG